CTACCACATTGTGGTTAACGTTCGTGGATCACGATGGAATTTCTAGCACATTATGAACATTTAAATGCACCGGAATTCCGCTATTCATCGGAGCTCTATCCGCAGTTCTGGTCTCGAAGAGAACAGAACTATGAACAAAGCATCCATGAACTGCAAAGCCGGGAAGCCTCGGCTATGACTGTTGCTGTAACAGATTTTATAAAATGGTTAGATCAATACCATCACAATGTTGCACCATCAATGTCCTCTCAATGGGAGAGTTTTATCGACGATTATTATGTTGATATTAACCGGAACCTCGATCTGTTTCGGGAACTCATAGCACAGTCATATTGTCATAGCGACTATGAAGCAATAATACAGCTTCTTAAAGATCGTATCGCTATTGACATTGGACAACGATCAAATATGCTCTTAAAAGGGATAAGAGAGATAATTCTCGAGCATGCTGCACCTATCTTAGCTGATGACGCTACTAAACAAATAAAAAACTATTTATCTAGCGCACAGTCAAGTAAGGAATGGATTGAATTTTGTAAACATTTGCTTACATATCCTGCAGCAGAATATCTCAAAGATCGGTCACCTGATCCCTTGCCGCTCTGCCTACCACCCAAACCAAGACTATCCTTTTGTCCAAAAGGACGGTTCAGGAGGTTTTTCCGAAACCGACTGAATGCGTATAATGATAAAAATACGCATCTGTGGTATTCGTGGTTTCAGGCTAAGCGTTGTACCTTGCCTGTCGATGAATCATTCATTGTAAGAAACTACATGGATCATATGAAAACTCTCGGTGGACCCGATCGTGGGAATCCGGAAATAATTAACCAGATATTGAACTGCCCAGGAGGGAGAGTGTATGTCGACAAGAAGAATGTTTGCCAGGCGTTCCTCGAAGACTTTAGAAAAAAGTTCGAAAGTAAGTTGAAGAAACTCAGGGATTATGATCCCACGCCTACTAGGAACGCATGTTGGGAGAACACAAAGCAGCTTGGCGGAGGTATGGAAGTGATAAGTGGTCTAGTTTTTCAAGATCCTCAAAGCATATGTAGTCAACTCCTCTTTAAAAAGGATAGACTCGTTGCTTTAGGTGAGGTAAACGAAACTACTAAATACTTCCATGTCACTCGTCAGACTGAGCTCTTTAAAATGGCTTTTGACCCCTTTACTCTTCTAGTTACTGAGTATCGGATTTTTAGGTCAGATATGGCTATCGAGGACTGGATCTATCGTCCTTATATGATACGCTATTCAAAAGCACCACAATTCGTTAGTTCTCCTATGTTACCTCTAGATCAAATGCCAATCGAGCAGCCGAAAGAGCAGCTGCAATCCGAGGTAGATACAATGATGAACGACCAAAAATATCGTTCTCTCCATGAGCCGTGCTCATGCATGATACAGGGCATACTTGAACCCAATAAGGTTCGAGTTATATCGAAAGGAAATATTCGACGCTATCATGCGGTGCGCTGCGTTCAAAAGGCACTTTGGCAAACGCTACAAGAATATCCGTGTTTCAGGCTAACGGGAAGACCTGTTCGCCTATCAGATATATACGACATTGATGATAAAACAAAGAAATACTGGGCTAGTGTAGATTATAAAGCTTCTACTGACTACATATCTTGGGATTTTACGAGTCGTATATTTGAGTTTTTAACTCAAGGAGTTGAAGAAAACTTGCTGCTTAGAACCAGTCTGCAGGTTTATGGTTTGCATGATCTGTACTACAAAGTACGCATACCATTTAGTGAAAATTGTAGCGACATTGATCGTAACTCTTTCCTTACCCTTGGTCCTGTTCATCAAACTACGGGTCAGTTGATGGGGAGCGTTCTTAGCTTTCCAATATTATGTGTAGCTAATCTTTTAACAGCATTAGCTGCCGGCATTCCTGAAGACAAGGTTCTAGTCAACGGGGATGACATGCTCTTTAAAGGCACAAAAGAAGAGATCTTACGACATGCGGAAAACGCTACCGGGGTTGGCTTGGTCCTCTCTCAAGGGAAGACCTATTATCATGAACATTATGCCAACATTAACTCCACGAGTTTTACTCAGAGACCGAATGGAACTATTAAGCAAATTGAATACTTAACAACTGGTCTCATGCACGGAGTACACAAGGTACAATCGGTACGTCAGCAAAGATTGCTGGGTCCATATGGATACTGCGAAGGTGAACTAGGTGTCGCGGAAGTCGCAAATTTAATAATGAAAGGATCATTAGATCCTGTGCGAGCTCTACGGCGATATATTATGTTTAATCAAGAACGAATCAAACGAGAAACGCAGTATTTCGTTAGAAGACGTACGAAACGGATGGTCGGAGGACGTGTTAAAGAGGTCACACGTACTTTCAGATCGTATCGTAATCTGTTCATTCATCCGTCGTTGGGGGGAATGGGAGTAGTAGCGCCGTCCGGCTTTAGAGTCAATATAAGAAAAATCGACTGTAAGCTGGCGGGAAAACTGCTATCTAGCCACACCACGACGAGATTTTATTGTTCAAACGACTGGTCTGAGCCAACACATGTTGAAAATACAGATGTTGACCCATATAGGCTAGTCGATCAACCTGCCTTAAATACGCAGGTTATGCCCCTTTCCAACCTATGGCTTGATCAGCCACCGGTTCGGATGAGCTACATAACTTCAAGATTCGAAGATGCGCGAGGGGAACGGAGTCTGGTTGTTGAGAACCCAAAACGGGTTACCGTACCAAGCAGTCATATCGTTATGTACGACGATGTGATTTTGCGTAGCGTCTAGAGACTGCACGGGTTCGAAACGACTTGTTTAGACTGTATTAATCCCGAAAGGGTATACAGTCCTTAGTCGCTTTTCAGCCCGATGGACAGTCCATATATTGCTATGCAGTCCGTGTATGCAATTTGAACAAGTTAATGAACAAAATCAACAGAAGAACTATGAAGAAGGGATCCCGTCCCGTCAGCCGTCCATTCAATCGTATTGGACGGAAAACCCAAAAATCGGGAATTCGCAATACTTCGATTGTCAGAAGTACAAAACCGACAAGGATCAATGGTCTTGGAGACACTATCAAGCTGGAATTCAACGAATTCTTAGGCAGTGTGACTCAAGCAACCGCTAATGTTAGCGAAACCTGGTGGTATAGCCTGAATCCTGGCTATGAAGCCACTTTCGCATGGCTAAGTTCTATAGCCGCATGCTACGAGCAGTACCGTATTTTGGACTGTTGCGTTGAGTATGAGCGTGTTTGCAAGCCTACAGATGGTGGGCCCATGATCATATCCGTGGACTATGACAGCGATGACGTTAAAGGCTATAATGAGCGTGCGTTATTGCAAAATCGAACCAGTATCGCAGGTTCTATCTCTAATGAGAAGATATTATTGCGATTTGATCGGGAGGCTATGAATACCCCCGGACCTTGGAAATTTACTAGAGGAGTAAACTCCGATACTCATATTCACTTAGATAAAAAAGTAAGTGACTTTGGTACCCTGTATTTGCAATTTAACAATACTACCTCTAATGGTGATCAAGGCAAACTGTGGTTGCGGGGCTCGGTTGAATTCCGAATCCCCAAGCCTCCTATTGACGAGGCCGGAGCTGAATCTGTCATTATCGAGGCAGATATTGTAACAAACCAATCAAATATTGGTTGTTCCGATCAAGTGCGTGATCAAAGTCCTGTTGGACCAATTGACGCATTTACAAAGGCAGATATTTTGACAACTCCCACACGTGGGATTGCTATCAAGACACCTAGTGGCGAAACGCCTACCTTGCCTTTTGTTCTACATCTCGCCAACGATGGTATTCAATTAGTCGCTGAGTTTGTTAAAAAGCAAACTAAGCCCTACTTGATTGAACTGTCGGAGATGATGTCTCGATCAGGTACTACGGCTTTTACGCCGATTTCCCTTAATTACAACGCGTCAAAAGTGAATCCGTTTAATCCATTCAACATGTTCCAACCTGAACCGTATGCGTCGGCTGCCGACTCTGTACTTGTACAGGGTTCCACGTCTACTCATCCGTCGGGTCATCAGGGATTTGTTGTGGAAAAGGGAGAGCCTGGGGACGTATTCACGTTTAATAATCAGACTACTGGAACGAAGTCTACGTCGACACGTTTGCTCAGTATTAGTCCATATCCCGAAGTATATCCGAGATTGGATCTCTAAGGATCTTCTGTTATACACCTCGATATGTGTTTAAACTACCGGCTCTAGGATGAGCTAAACTCCTACGCCTGAATAAATTGCTGAAATAAGTGACTGATCGTAACTTGTTTCGGCTAGGCAATACTCTGGATCAGTCTCCGGACTGAGGTTCGTATAGAGATAATCCATCTGAACTGAATGTTCGGATTGATGAGGGCCAACTGCTGGTACGCGACTGTAGAAATACTACGCGTAAAGGTGTTTGGTCACCCCGAAATCATGGGGGGCTTTCTACGGCCGTTGCTTGATGTGTGGCCTTCGGGCATGCCATCTATGCGACTTGACCGGTTGCAGTAATGCGGTTAGCAATGTTCTTTGTAAATCCATGTGAGACAACATCGTTTGCCAAACGAGCGTCGGCAAGATGAAGGCCCCTTTTGAGAGGCATCCATCTTACCCAAACTCATATGGTTTGAGACGGTAACCATCGCGAGAATCGCGGATTATCTCTAGATCGGAAATACGGCGGAGGGCGTAAATTAATCCGTTTGAGAAACGGATCTGGTGGGGCTGCTATTACGGTAGCGGCTAGCGTCTAAATCCTGATGCATAGCCAGATGGGGGGTCGGTCTGATCAGCTGACTCTCCGGGTTGTAGGTCCAACATATATAGTTGTG